CAGTTTGTGGGTCTACATTAAACTGCCTAACTGCAAGTTGCATTGTAGAATCAAAATTGCCCTCAACATTGATAATTTTTGCATCCAATCTAACAGTATCTACCCAAGTATCTGATGCTGGAGTTAATTCCAGAGATCCTTGCCAAAAACTAATTAAGAAAGGCGTAACACTTTCCTTTCTTGTTGCAAAGGTCTGTTTTAACCATTCAACTTCAGCATAATCTAAGGTAATAATATCACCAGTTTTCCTAATATTATTACCTTCAAGTGGAGAAAATGCCAAATCTTCGGTTGGATCTACATTAGTTACAGGCCCAGGTATCAAATCAATAGAATTTGTATAATGTCTTGCTCTTAATTCATTATTTTTGAGGTCTATACTATTTTTAAATTCAACAGAATTTTCTTGTGGTAAATAGGTTGAAAAATTATCAACAAAGAATCCAGATTTAAATCTATTCAGACCTTGAGCATCAGAAACAAATAGATTTGAAGTATTGCTTTCTAAGAGCGAAAGAGTTGTATAATATTCTAGAGATTTGACACGATCTTCAATTTTCTTAATATCCGCCATCGTAAATCTCTTATGCTGTAAGAATTCAATTGAAGCTTGAGATGCATTATAAAGATATGGTGGAAGTGTTATTGCAGCAACTTCTAAAGAATCATCTATGACATCTGGACGAGTGAGTTTTTCTCCTGGCGTTCCAAACTTAATTTGGAATCTTCCATCCTTTGAAAGATATATTCTATCAATTCTTCCAAGGTAGAATGAGAGCGATGTTAAGATTGATTCATCTGATGCAAGAATATTTGCGGCAGAATTTCCAGAAGAATTAAATGTTCTTCCATAAAATTCTAATGGAGATCTTGCTCCACTTGTTACTGTATAATCAGAAACTTTTGGCCTAATATCAATAATATCAGTATTCCTTGCTACACCAATTGATTGAATTTCTTTTGAATAATCAAATGTAGTATATGAGTTTGTAGTGGTAATATCTCCATCATCTGAAGATTCATAATAACCATTGGTAAAATATACTTTTAATTTTCTTGAAGGCTCTTCAATTTTTGATTTTCTTGTAATATATCCATAATCATAAAATGTTCCCTTCTGACCACTTCCAAAAGTAAAGTTGGAGGAAACATTAGAACTTGATGAATTTAATGTAGTAATAACTGCACTAATATTAGATTCTTCAAATATGATAGTTTCTCCCTCTTTAAATCCATTTTGATTTTTTAAAATGAATGAAATTTGCGAATCTGTAAGCCTTTCTGCACATATTCCAATTGCACCACTGGTTTGTCCTACAAATTTTTCTCCTATTATCAAATCAGTTGTTTTTGTTGATGGACCACTAATAGAAGATAATACAATTGTTGGTGCTGAAGGGTTGGATGTATCCAAGGACTCATAAATTCCATGAATATTAATAATATCTGCAACATTTAGTGATATTTTTTCATCCTGAACTCTTGTTCCATATGGATAATTGCCATATACTAATCCATCATTAGCAGTTGTAGTTCCTGTTCCTGAATATGAATAAATTGATTTATCAATTATAATTGAATTGACTCTATTTTTTCTTTTTATCTTTTCTTTTGGTTTAGATTTTGTTAATGTAGCAACTAAAGTTGCTCCTGTATTATTTGAACCTAAGTTATAAATTTGTAATTGAGTTGATCCACTTATAAATGAAAATTTATCGGAAGTTAATACTTCAGTTGTACCGTCAGATCTAATTAATAGATATCTTTCTTCATCAAAAGGTAAAAATGTTTCGTTAGTTCCTGCACTTATTGGAGTTGATAATTGATTTCCTGAAATATTAACAGTAAATGATTTTCTTATTGTAAGAGAAGCATTGGTCAAATCTACCGAAGAAATATTATTCTTTGGTAACACCGTATAAAGTGTATTATCTGTCGAAAATTCCAAACCTGTTGTTAAAATTTGGAGATCTGTTACTGATAATGTACTGGATGGTAGTATACTACTTGTTACGCCAGATACTGATTGTACCTGAGTAACTGTAACAGTTGTTGAGCCAACGCTAACTACTTTTGCAAATACTTTGTATGGTTGGGATGTATCAGTATATTGAACCAAATTTCCGGGTTTAATAATGGTTCCAGGAAACTGTGTATTTAAACTTGTTATTGTACTGATGCCACCAGAATAAGTACTGACAGTAGATATTCCAATATTATATCCAATTGATTGAATTGTATCGGCAGTAAATGTAACGGCAGATCCTACAATACCATAAACGGATTTAATATCAGAAATTCCATATGATGTTACTGCAGTAGAAACTCTTCCGTTTGAAATTCCATTAAAGATTAAAGATTCATTAGGTACAAAATTTCCATTAGTTTCATATAATACTAAAGATTTTGAATTTGAAACCGCATCTTTTAGAAATCCAGTTGCCCCACTAGAATTTCCTTTTACAAAAGTTGGAATTGTGAGTGTAACTGCTTCGTTTACAGTTACTTCAGTTGTAGTTTGAACATCATAAAGAGAAATATTCCATTGATTAATATTTGCATTCGACGAACTATAAGATCCAGATTCTAATTTAAAATCATAAACTCTTGCAACACCAATTTCTTTTCCTGGTGCTGTTGTTTGAGCGGATCCTACTCTTCCATCTCTTAAACTTAAAACATAGGTATTTCCAATTCCAATTGTCGGTGACCCATAAACTCTATTCAATTTTAGGGTTGGTCCGGTATTGTAGTTTATTGATTGATTTTCTAATGTTTTCGTTGTTCTTGGTTTTGGTAAATCTAAAAATGTTGGTGAAACTGTCTCAATTTCATATCCTCTTACAAAGGCTTTTCCTGGTGAAATTTGATATATTGCTAAGTCGCTTGAAGGAGTAGAACCAGCATAAGTAAATTGCCCTGCATTAAAAATACCACGATTTCCCAATCTATCATTTAAAGACTCTTTTATTGAAACATCAAAAGGAGTTACATAGTAATCTCCAGATTCTGCATACGTTCTCCTTGCCAATTCATCAGTAATTATACTATAATTATTTGTTGTTTTTTGTGAAATAAGAACACCGTCTTTAATACTAGCTAACTCTACGAAATTATTGTCATTAAAATCATTTAAACTTTTTTTAAATAGAGAAACAGATATTTTTAATCTATCTGCGCCCGGTGCAGAATAGTTATTAAATCCTTGAGAATTGTCATTTAATGCTTCATCAATATCTGCATTGACGATTTCTTCATTGACAAATAATCCTATCCTGTAATTTGGTTTATTTGTATATTGATCAAGAATTAATGTTTCAGAGTTTACATTTACAAATTGTCCACGAGTAAAGTAAACACCCTCTGTAATTGAGAATGCTGATCCAGTTGAAGTTGCGTTATTGGCAACGGTGATTGCAAATGGAGTTCCTGAGGAAATAGTTGTATTTCCTAAAAGACCTGAAGTAATTGTTGTGTTTGATGATAAAGATTCCCCATTAAAAAATTCCTTTGTTGAATTATTTTGAGTACTAGAACCAATATAACTTACATATAGGGTTATATTTCCTCTTTCAGATTGATTTGGTGATAATATCTTTTCAACTACTCCCGTAACTCCTGAAGTTTGTCCTGTAATTTTTGTTCCTATAAGTTGGTCTGCATATGCAGATACAGGAACTCCTAGATAAGTATTGTTTAATTCTACGGCATAATAAAGGGGGTTATAAGCAGTATTTCCGGGAATAACCTTAGCACCTTCTTTAAAAAAGTGCTGTCCAAATTTTTCAATTTGATTTTGTAATATTGATTGGAGAGTTGTTAACTCTCTTGCCTGTACAGGATATCCGGGTTTAAATAATACCCTATAATAGTCATTATTTGCATCAAAATCATCAAAATATGGAGCTACATTAAGATTAGTTTGTTGAGACATAATTCGTTAGAACTGCAAAATGACTTTGATATCTTCTTTTTGATTTGATGATCTAGTAATTGATGGTCTATTATCAACGTAAATAACACTACCACTGTATTTTTTAACTTCAGGCGAAGAAATACCGTTCGTAAATGATTGACCAAAATAGTAGGTTCTATTATTTATTACCGTTGATACACCAGTAAATGAGGTGCTAATCGATAAAGAAATACTTCCACCAGATATAACTACACTGCCACCTGTTGATGGAGAACTTGTAAATTCTGTCAAATCAAATCCATAAGTTGGATTTGTGATGCCAATCCCTGCCGTAGTAAATCCGGCAAGAGTTCTATCTTGCCAATATTTTAATACACCAGTATTTTGATCATAATTCACAACTCTACCAACTGCAGATACTCCAGTTCCTACTATTTGTATAATATAAGAATCTGGCGTAAAGGTTGCGGAACTGTAACCTGCCCCAGTTAATCTGAGTGCAGAAAGAGCACTTGCTTTATCTAAACTTAACAAAGACCCTCCAAATGCCTGGGGATTTTTTACAATACCAACTCTAGCAATTTGATTTCCTGTAATAAAATCAGGATTTTCAACATCATTTTCTATTCTTGAATAGAGTAATGCATTATATGCGCCAAGTTCTCTATAAATGTCATATCCATGACCTCCTTGTGGAGAAATAATAACATTGAATATTGGTATAGTTGAACCAGTTGGAACACCACCAGAAACTAAATCAACATTTCCATAAGTATATCCAGATCCTTGACTTGAAATTGTAACCGAATCTACCTCTCTATCATTGTTGATTACGATTGTACACTCTGCCCCTGTACCATCACCTTTTATTGGCACCCTTGTATATGTTCTATTTGCAGTGCCTAACCCAACTCCCCTATTTGTAATAGTAACAATTTTAATTGACCCATCAATAGCATTATCTCTAACTGGAGAATTATCCGAAGAAGTTTCCCAATCCAAAGGAACGGGAATAAAATCAGTTGATTCAAATTTTACAATATCACTTGGTTTAATTGTATAAAGATATTTCCAAATATAACCATCACCGCTAGATCCAGCAGACCTTGGTTCTAGATCTGTGAATGTTGGTTCATCTAAGGAAGGCCTTCCGTTTGGATTTTCTGGATTTGTCCCATTTTGGAGACAAATATAAACCTTATAATCACTATTCAAAACATAATAATATGAAGAATATAAATTAGTTGCCCCAGAAACTTTAGCAGTATTTGATCTGCTATAGTCATGACGATACATATCATAAGTTGTTCCGGATGACCATATTCTTTTTTGAACAACTTGCCTTATATCACTTGAATTTATTTTCTTCAAAGCAATCATTGTATCCCAATAATTATTTTCTTCATCAAAATTATCTTTTGGTGAAGGGGGATTTACATCCCAATTGGATTGAAAATCAGTTGAATTTGGTAGTCCAATAAAAGAATAATAGGAATTCGAAGAACTTGTAACACCTGCCACAAAGTTCTTCGCATTCAATATTCTAATTTGGTCAGTTATAATTGCTGCCATTTTATGAGGTTTTTATCTATTTATGGGACATAGTTTAAGTATTTTAAAGGATTGGTTCTCTTTAAAATTGCTCCAGTAGCAATTCCAGCATATCCATTTAAGGTATATGAATTATATGAATTGTCTTTAATTCTGGGTCCAAGAATAACTCTACCCCAACTATACTCACCATAGAAATTACTAAATCCAATTCCAGTCAATCCATTATAACCAGAAACGCTTACTGTTACTTTTGCCACATAAGTAACACCAAATCCAGTTACTGAGGTCTGTGCTATTGAAACTGCAGCCACTTGATATACATTATCCAAGAAGGTGGTTCCAACTCCAACGGTTGATCGTAAAGAATTGAGCGAGGTCAATCCTTTTCCGACATTAGAATTATTAATAATAAAATAATAACCAGTTTGAATTCCACTGACAGTAGTTACACCAGTTATTGAAGAATTTCTAAGGAAAGAATCTTTTGGAATAACAAAATCAAAAACAATTGCGGTTGATGCAACTCCAACAGAAGTTGTTGATATTCCAGAAATAATTCCAAAATCACCCTCAAAAGAATTAACAGTATTATTTTCAAATTGGAAAGTGGGAGATTCTATTAAAACAACTGGTGGATTTGATGCTGTATATCCCGTTCCTGGGCCTGTTATTGAAATTGTGGTAACAATTCCTGAAGTAATTGATGTTGCTGCAGTTGCTCTTTGAGTAGTTCCAAGTCCAACAGGATTTTCTATAGTTATTGTTGGTGCAGTTGTATATCCAACTCCACCATCAGAAAGAATAATTGATGAAATTGTTCCAGCGGCAGATACAACTGCGGTTGCGGCTGCTGCAACTTTAGAATCTTGAGATATTAATGTAATATCCTTTTGGAAAGATAGTGAAGTATTATTCTCATTAATTGCATTAAAGAAAGGTCTAATACTTTGAACAAACACAATCGTAGATCCGATTCCGACAGATTGAATAAGATAAGATGTTGGATAAATTGAAGCCTCATAAAGAATGCGATCTTTTCCAATACCTTTTTCATCAACAATTTTGTCTTCAGTTTGACGACACCAAACAACCGGCCTCAATAATGTTTCATCTCCAGTATTTCCTGGTCCAAAATAGGGATTTGTATTGAGAAGATCCGTTGCATTTACACTTGTAACTGTTCTCAGTTCTTCCTGTAATGTCGAATTTTGTCCTATAGATGAATCATACCCAATAGTTAATTCATCGCCAATTTTTATAGTTTCCAAAATATTTCTTTCAACAACATCAACAGAACCACTTCCCCTGTAGAAAATAATTTTCGATACATCACCAACTTTTGGGGGTTCGGCAAATGTTATTGCACTTCCTCCTGGGAAAATATATCCTTTACCGGGAACTTGAAGTACATCATTTACAAAAACAAGAAGTGAATCTTGTACACTAATATTTGAGCCCCTTGATGAAAGTATAGAAACTAAATTGCCTTGATATTTGATTGGGAAAACAATTTTTTCACCATCGAACAAATTATCAATACTGTCTAATAATTGCAATTCACCAATGGACCATCCACTAAATTTATCAGTAAATGTATTTTGGATGCTTATTTGAAACTCGCTAAAACTTGAAGTAGTCGGAATTCCAGCAAGTCCGCCAATTGGAACTGTTAAAATTTGCCCTGTATCATATCCATATCCAGTGTTTTTAATCTCAAAATCTATAACACTAGATCCTTGTCCGACGACAATATCAATAACTGCTTGAGTTCCTACACCACTTGCAGATGAAGAACTATAAACCAATGGAATATTTGAATATGATAGCGGGGCATCAATAAAGACATATGGTGGATTTGTTGAAGTATATCCAGTGCCTGGATTAGTTACTGCAACACTAACAATACGACCATTAGAAACTGTTGCTGTACCTATAAATTGAATGTTGGGGATTGCTGTTGAAGAAGTTCCAACGCCAACTCTAACAGTTTGAACACCAACTCGATATCCTGAACCACTATTTCCAATACTAATTGAGGAAATAGTACCCAATCCAGATACTATAGCAGTTCCTCCAGCAGAAACTAAAGGTTGATATCCAAGTCCTTCTCTCGATCCAACAGATACAATAACACCACCAACAGGCAAATTGGAAGTATTTACATCATATACAGATGAAACCGCAGTTCCAACGAAACTGATTGATGTTATTCCAACATTCTCTACTAATGTATAAGCAGCAGTTAATCCTGGAGATTGGAATATATCATTTATTAAAATGACAGCATTCTCTGCAGAAATTCCTGTTACATTAGATCTATTTGATTTTAGAGTAAAATCTCTCTGAGAAGCATTAAATCTTGACGAAACATCATCAAATATATAATTTTTATAATACGCTTCATTAGTTGTATTTTGTATACCCGATCTCAAGAAACTTCTTCCTTGGAAACTGGATGAAGTTGATATTCCTGCCCAACTTTGTTCGTCTGGATCATCAGTAACTATTGGTACATTTCCATATGGAGCTTCAACAAAATTGAGGGTATTATCGACGATATTATAATTTCCGAGTACTTTAGTTACTAAAGTTCCGGTTGAATATCCAGCAACAATAGTTCCCAACCAAGGTCTACGAACTCTTATTGAATTAGTACTTCCAATACCAATCCCATCAATCCTCATAATTTCATCACCAACTTTAATCAAATCTCCACCAAAGAATGATGATATTCCTGTGAAGTATAGTACATCATCTGATGTAAATGCACTAATTGCTAAGGTTGTAGTTACTGCAGATGCAACAACAGGAGACTGAATAAGATTATCAACTGCAACTATCACCTTAGCATTTTGATTTTTGGAAGTAAATGAATGTGTGGTTCCAATACCAACACTTGTAAAATCTAAAGTTGCTGGAACTGATTTTAGAGCATCTTCTGCGCTTCTTGCAAGTTTAATTGAATTATTATTTAATTTTACTGCATAAACACTTGATGGTAATTTATTAGTAGAACCAACACTTACAAAAGATGTGGTGGCAATTCCAATTGCT